TGTGATATGACCTTATACTAGCACAAGAAGTGGTTCAGTTTAACAGTAGCATAATCTACCATCGTTTCTTCTTTTTCATTCATCATAAAGATAATAGCTGTACGGGTCTATTATTTAAAAGGAGATTAAATTATGAACAAGACTCAGACATTTTTATTTTCCAAAGCATAAAAATTTTTAGGATTGCTGTATGAGTCTTTTATAACTTTTACCCCACTATATATAATTTTATCACTATATTTTATACAAGACTCAATTAATGTATACCCAACATAAATTAGCTGTATGAGTCTTTAAAATATAATTTTTTTACGTAACAAGATGCCTTGTATCTAATGGATTGGCAGATATGTTTAATATTGCTGTACGCATCTTTATTTACATTTGATAATTATTACTAAGTTAGGTACAACATAGGAGTGAAAAAATCATGTAGACTATGTGTTGTTATGTACATACTATACGCTGTACCTAACCCTTGATTACATATTAACACAAACACTAAACATATGCAAGTATTAATTACAAAAATTTACTAAACTTTATTATCTAACAGGTCTACCATACTTACTTGCTACGGATTGAACAGAACCAACACCACTCTGTGAGCGTTTCTTTTCTAAAGCACCTTGCACAACCTTGTACATATTAAGTAATGTAGCTTGCGTATATGGTATATCAACAAACATATTCTTAACCCACGTGGACATGTAACATTGGGCAATAATATTGAAATCACTACCATATGTATCTACCAATCTCTTAATATCTTTATGCCTACAATCAAATCCACAGAAAGAACGTAAACTTTCAGTCATAACAATAGACCAATCAGACTGTAGATTATCTTTAGGAATACTCAACAAATCATTGATATTAGACAATACAGCATCTTTATCATTCTTATACGTAGCAATTAGATAATCACAGAATAATGTTACAGATGACTTAATACTATCTTTGAAATCCTCTTCACCCAACAGAATATACTTATCTAATAGCATATGTGCATTACGCATATGTCCACCTGACCTATCAGCTATTAACAACTTAATCTCTTCTGAAAGATTTAAACCTCTATCTTCTGATACCTTAGTTAAATTATCTACTATAGCTTCTACAGGAACATCATTGAAATTAATCTCTAATGCCCTACTACGTATAGTTGGTAGTAACTTTTGAGGGTCAGTAGTCGCTAGAATATAAATTGTCTTACCTTTAGTCTCTTCAAACATTTTAAGCATGGCTGCCTGAGCTTGACTGGAGACAGTATGGGTCTCGTCAAGAACGACTATTCTCCAATAATCCCCAAATGAAACAGTAAAGATATCACGTAATTTTTTAATCTCTTCAACATTACCAACCACAGTAGAGTCAAATTCATAATAGAAAGGTGAATTTAATAAATCATAATTATCATCCTTAATATTATTTAATTCTCTACCAACAATACGTGATGCAGTCGTGTTATGATTAATCAACCCATTAGCTGTAAACGTATGTGTACCCTCAACTGTCAAGTCATATACGTCATACTCATTATACAATTCTTTCTTAGAAGAAACCCTAACAAACATATAATCTTCTAATAGTTGACTATATCCCTTAATAGTTCTATTCTTATTAACATCTATACCAAGAACCTGAGCAACCCCAACTAACTTATAATAAGAATCTACTGACATAGTTTTAGTTCTCTTATTATTAATAAATCTAAAGTCACTTTCTCTCATGTGCATATAAATAGATAGTGGTAAATTATTTAAGTTATTACCATCTTTAATTAACTGATACATCTTATCAGCAATAAACCTTGTATACTCATCATTAGGTATTTTTAAATTACTACATCTATAATTAACACAGCCCTCAAAAAAGTAACGAACCAACCCTAAATCAGAAAATAAACTTTCAAAAGCTTTATGTCTACTGGCAGAATCTGCTATCTTTAAGTCATATAAACTACCACTAACAGCATCAACACGTGTAACAATACCAAGTAAATAGAATAGTTGTTGTAAATCTCTTGCCACACTCTCTGTGAAATTACCAAATTTAAATTCAAACCCTTTACGATAATACGCACATACAACAGACAAGAAACCACAAATAAACTCTCTATTTGATGAAAATACAAATTCAGGTATTGTAACAACATCTGTAAAGAAGTCTTTTATATACATACTTAAACTAGTCTTAATACAGATACCCTTATTATCTACTATATTATAGTAATCCTCTTTTAAACCTTTTGAAAGATACTCAACATTAGTAGATGCTATGATGATACCATCAAAATAGTAATCATTCACATAGCCATATGACAATATATTGAAAAATAAAGTCCCCAAGAAATACCCCTTATCTCTTTCAGAAATATCATCTTTCATGAACTCATATGTTTTAGATTTATTATTAAATAGAATATCATGTTTTAATGGAATAGCAACAAAGTCATCTGTTGTAATGTCTTTAAGCTTTTTCCACTGTAAACCTCCCTTACCACCATACACCTTAACCCTATGATTATATGTACCCCTAACCTTAAAGCTAGGTGAACTAATCTCAACTACCTTTTTCTTACCACCATAGTAATAATGTGTAGCTGTACTACCAACAACTTTAATATTCTGAGGTGATATATCCATAAACCCCTCTTCATCATATTCAGGGTTTTGTACTAATTCATCAATTCTTTTATAGCCATCACTAGTATGAACTCTTGTATCACCTGTAACACATTTACCAGTACCAAAGCTACCACAAAATAATAACACTTTAGGTGCGTTTTCTGGGTTTTTAATAATCGCCTTTATTAGACGTTTAGCCTCTTCTTGACCAGCCATATCGTCTAATGTCTTAGGACGTAACTCTTGACTTAGCATATAATCTCCTAACTGTAGTTTTCAATATAATTCATATTTATTTCTTTTACTAGATATGATGTATCAACATTAGATAATACACTAGATACATCACTCCCAACAATATACTTCTTAGACCTTATATTCTGCAAAACAGAAATAGGTATGACTAGATAATCTGATTCCAACTTTTTATTTCTAAATTGAAACCCTTTAAAACAAACTACTACCTTATTAGCAACAGTCCACCACTTAGGCACTAGAAACTTCCTATTAATGCCATGTATTAAAATGTTACACATTGTATCTGTTACATCATCTACACTGTCAATCATACCTACAATAGCTTTATTAACATATCTATCTTTCACACTCAATCACCTCTCACAAGATACCACATTAAACATAGTTAATCTATTATTAATATAACATATATACTATGTATTGTAAAGTTTTGTAATTGTAAAATAAAAAAGAGTAGGTATTATCTACCTACTCTTTTAATACTATGAAATTATTTCAATTCTGTACCATAAGCATCACGATATGTATGTTCACTATATTGAGTGTTTACTTGAACACGTTCAACTTTGTGAATTTCATTATCAGAACCACTTTCACGTACAACTACGAATCGTTGTGCTTTCTCTACGTCTTTCAATTCAGGTTCAAACTCTTTAATAGCTTTAACCATGTTAGCATCCATTACAGCACCACGTTGTAATGCACGATATAAAGCAGTTGCGAACTCATAACGAGTCATAGCTTTATCGCCTTTATAAGTACCATCTGTGTAACCAACTAAGAAACCTTTATCAGACAAATCTTTAACAAAATCATATGCCCAATGTGTTTTAGGTACATCAGGATATTCTACATCAAAATCAGTACCTTCAACAGCATTTAAATGTTTAACAAGATTATCGTACTTTTGAGCCAAAGCTTCGTATTTCTTAGCTAAGTCTTGAACATCTTTAGCTACGGCTGTATTAGTATTAGTAACTTGTTTAGAAGATTTACCAATACGGAATGTAGCACCAGCGTTAATCATGTTATCGCCTGTACCAAATGTAGCACCAAAAGACAATAATGTGTTTTCATTAGGATGTGCGAACATACCAACTGCCACAGCATTAGAGCCTTTATAGTTACCATAACCAACAGCATACTCAACCTTTTCATTAGCATTGAAAGATAATGGATGCAAGGCACTTAAAGCGGCAGCGTTAGCACCAACCTTAGCTACCTGTTTATCTGTATAGTTATTAGCTTTAACTACTGCACCTTCACCAACAACATTAATCTTATCATCTAAAGATTTAATATCAGAAGTATTTTTATTTACTTTATCACCTAAATCTTTAATATCAGATGCATTTTTAGTGATGTTATTAGCATTTTCACCAATTTTTTCAGCATTTTTATTGATATTAAATGTGTTGTATGTAATAGCCTTATCTAGAGAACTTGCTTTATCATTCAACTGTTTAACATTAACAGCATCTGTATCTTTAGTACCTGCTTTTACATCATGAATTTGTTGACCACCAACACTAATATCAGTTGTAGTGAATCGAATGGTAGCATTATCATCACTAGCTTGCATACCACCACCATTGAATGTAGCTTGTGTTAATGTATCGGTATTTTCAATCTGAATACCAGTAGGTTTAACATTGATATTTTCACTACCATTAAAGAACTGTACACCATCTTTATTGATAATAGCACGTTTGTCATCAGTAATCTTACCAAATTCAACAGCATCCATATCTTTCAATGTTTTATTAACATTAACTTTGTACTCTTTTCGTCCAAAGTCGTTGTCTTTAGATGTAACAGTTGTATTAACACCATCTACAACAGTATTGTGTTTTTGTGCTTCTAGTGCAGTATCATACAACTGAGAACCATTGATAGCATCAGTAGATGTAGCAGAAATTCTACCAGCGGCAACATTTTGAAGTTGACGTGTGTATTCTGTTACACCACCAGCACCAGCACGACCATGAGTACCGAAAGATACTACACTATCAGGTGTAGCACCTGCGAATGTAGAGTTAGAGAAACGAATATCAGTAGCATTGTCTTTTACTGTAGATGTACCAACAGGACTTTCAGTAACAGAATTTGTACCAATAGCCACACCATTTTGTACATCGGCAATGGTGTTGTTACCTAATGCTAATGCATCAATCTCTGTAGCACTTGCATGAGAACCAACCACAACGGAGCCTTGACCTTTAGTTTGAGAATTTACACCAAAGATTAACTGCTCTTTAGAGTTATCTAGTACTTTGTTGTTATAACCAACAACAACACTTTGGTCAGCACCAACAGTACCATTGTTAGCACCTACTACTGTAGTATCATCACCAGATACCTCTGTATCACGACCAACAACAATAGAAGATACGCCTTTAGCTGATACATTTGTACCAATGTTTACGCTTTTAACTCCATCTGCATGAATACCATTACCAATAGCTACTGAAGATTCGCCATTGGATACTACTCCGTTACCAATAGCAATAGTGTCTTGAACCTTAGTTTCAACACCATTGCCGATACCAATAGTATTAAAGTCAGTAGCAACTCCGTTACCGATACCAATACTATTGCTAAGGTTATTAACAACATTGTTGCCAATACCAACACTATTATTAGATTTAGTAGTAACTGCGGTACCAATACCAACACTATCATTACTATTAGTAGTAACGGAAGTACCAATAGCTACATTGTTATCAGAATTAGATTTAACAAATGAGCCAACAGCAATGGAGTCTTTACCACCTGCTGTAGTACCATAACCCACAGCCAATGCGTTATCGTTACTTGCATATGAACCATTACCTACAGCAACAGTGTTAGCACCATTAGTTCGTGCCTGAGAACCAATGGCATAGCTATAATCTGATAATGCTTGTGCAGAAGAACCAATAGATACACTGCTATAACCTTTTGCTTCGGAATTTTCACCACCAGCAATAGAATTTGAACCAACTGCTTTATTATTATGACCATATGCAATACTATTAGCACCAGATACTTCATTTTGATAACCAACAGAAAATGCTGATGTACCTGTTGCAGTGATAGTATTTGTATAACCATAAGCTTCAGCACCAAAACCACCATTTACAGTGTTATCGACACCAGCTGCCATTGCTGTACTACCAACAAGAGATGCCATAACCAAACCAGTTAGTAAAGTTTTTTTCTTTTGTAATTTCATAATAAAACCCCTTCATATTAAATGAAATAAAAATATACATACAAGGAATATTACAAAGATGTGTGCGTATATGTCATTATCACTTACCCTACATGACAATGAAGTGTTTACATAAGTTGTAAACTTATGTAATATTCCTTGCAAAATCATAATACCACATCTACATTTTGTTGTAAACCCCTAACATATAAAATTTTAACATGAATGTATAAACTAAATGAAAAATAGTGTATGGAACATATCCATACACTATTAAAACTACAATAACACACTATAAATCATTCTAAATAACGTACTATTCAGTTGATTATATGTTAAATACATTGAACTATCAAAACTACCAACAGACAAACTATTAACTTTACGCAACAAATATTTTAAATCCCTAACAATAGATGACATATTGCTATACTTAACAACTCTATCATTCTTCTCTATTACATAATCTCTCTTTAGTACATCATAATAGAAGTATATCTTGTCAAACTCATTATACCTAAACACAATTAGGTCTTTCTTTTGCCCACCTAAAGTATAAGGAATATAATCTACAACAAAAGAACCATATACACTATCTTCAAATGTGAAAACATTAAGACCATTCTTTCCATCTGTTTTATAATCTGCAAGTTCTTCACACTTAATAAATGTTAGAAAATACTTATGCAATAAAGATATACTATGATAGAACATATCATCAAAATTGATAGCTTCCTCACAATCATATGTGAAAACGTAGTTATCATCTCCCTCACCACACATATCACATACACTAACATATACTTTATAAAGAAGATACATGAAAATAATATAATCAATATCTGAACTATCTCTACATAAAATATTATCGATTGTATCTAAACCATAACATACAGATGCAGTATAAGTATTCCTATCTCTTCTATGTAATGTAACAGAATATCCATTACTAAAAACCATCTCTACACTACCTAAGCCATAGTCATACTGTAACTCTACATTAGAACTACCACCTATAGGTATACTACATCTATAGATATTATTCTCTCTATACCCATAATCATCTGACTCTGACATATTACATATATCTCTTACATATAAAGCCATAGTCTTACTTCTATCATTTGTACGTAACATAGTATTACTCCTTACTATTATACAATCTTCGTACTTCCTCAATATTATCATTACCTATGCTATTGAACATCTGATTTACACGCTGCAATGAAATGTAATCAAAGAACCTAAATGTATCGAAATTAAACAAATGCTCATGTCTAGTTACTGATAAATCCCTTTCAATAGAGTATACAGTTTCATTGGTTAAACATATATGCTGTTCATCGACTACCTCATCCACATGAAAATGACCGTAGAACCACAATGCTCTACTAGATAACTTTTCTTCAATCCTATCTAAAACGTCCCTTGTCTCACAATTATCATTAAAAGGCTTAATCCTCTTCATTTTATGTAGCGTTGCATTGCTACATGTATGAGTTAATACAAAATCAACACTATCTATATCGTTAAAAGAATTATGTAACCTACACTTATCCTCTAAAGATGGTTCCTCTTCTAACCAATAACTCTCTCCTAACTCCCTATACTCTCTATCAATAGACTTAGCACCACCAAAACATAGGTATTTATTCCCCTCAATCTTATATATGTTTCCCCTTATAAGATGAAAGCACCTGTTATTAAGTTTATGTACCTTATTGCCCCACTTAGTTGCAATAGGTAGTGATTTTAAATAATCAAAGTTTTCATGATTGCCATCTATAAATGCCACATTATAATCTAACTTACTTATATAATCTAAAGCACTTCGATGCTGTTCAGTATCGGCAAACATAACACCAAAGTCACCCAATACAATGACTGTATCACCACGCTTAACTTTAATGTTATCCTTGTGAAGATTTTCCTTCATTATCTGTGTAATATCACCATGAATATCACCTATTAAATATACCATACGCTAAAACCCTACTTTTAATTTTATTTCTTATAGACAAATCCATCGTTAAATCTAAAAGAGTACACACCATGCATAAGTTTATTAAATGCTCTCTTACGCATCTTATCCCTACGCTTATAAGATAACTTATTATTATCTTCATAACGTCTATTAGAATAGTAATACCACATATCATAAGGATTATGTCCAAAAGAGTAACCATATAAACTCATATCAACATGATAATTAACGCAATGAGTTTGATAAGATTCTAATGCACGAATATAATCTTCATGTAAGTATGTGCCATCTAAATTTGTAATATGAATACCATAATCATATCCACTTATGATTTTATAAGACTCACCTTTATAGCTAATATCATACTCATAAATCCACTGATTATTCTTACCATACACATTATTCATATCGCCATAAGATACAAGAATATGAATACCATCTAACTCACAAGAACCATATCCACGAAAGTACTCACAATGTCTATACTCACTAGCATATCTACCACATAATTGATGGATGTCACATACTTCTATGACATCACCAACTACCTTGAACAACCATGCCCTACTACCCTTATAAACAGCAATTCCATATGTATCATCTAATTTAATAACACCATGACCACTGTAATCTACATGAGTCTTTTCATGATTGTAAAACCATACATCATCTGTACAAAGTTTAAATGTCTTTCCCTTTACGAATTCTTCATCATACAACTCTTCCATAAACTTAGTATTTACAATAGTGCCATTTTTTAATACATAAGCACCATAATCTATACAAGCCATAATTTAATCCCCCATCTTTTGTATTGTAAACCCATTAAACATATAAAAATCTATTATACACAAAAGTTATACTTATATACAAAAAATTGAGATATTCGCCTGAGCAAAATACCTCAATTTATGCATAATCATACAGATAATTGTTAACCTACTACATAAATTCGGTATTGTAACTATCTACTTATTACTAGTTAAATATTCCCTAGCTACAGCCTCTACAACAGATAAGATTTCATACTCAGCATGTGCAACAATGGAATCCTCACCATTAGCACTCTCTTTATCTTCTTGTGCTTTATTAAAATCAACTCTAGCTTTTTCTTTCATAGCACTCAACACATTTAAGAACTCAGTCTCATTAATAACATGTTTTTCTAACATAGAATTAACTACATAACTACTAATATACTTAGAATCTAATACTTTAATATCCATATCTAACCCCTACAACTATAATCTATCAATTACATCACTAATAGCATATGATATCGTATCGGCAACACATGCACTATATAACTGTAAAGCTATATAGTCATCTATATACACATCATCACAATACCCTAAATCTTGCGAAATTGCCACCTGTAATGAGTTTTTACCATCTTCATGATACAAAAGACGTACATACCTATAGCCTTTATTATATAACGAAATAAGCAATATTTTAGTAGCACTATCACCTATGTGTATATCTTTTATATCATTCTTAAATGAGCCTAACAATTCATACAACATAATATATGCTTCTCTTACAACTTCAATGACTACATACATTATAAATGTACCTAATACGATGAAGCCTATGAATTGACTAATTAAAACCAACATATCCATTTGTAACACTATACTCCTTACATCATATCTGCATAGATTATAATGTTATTTATAATCACTAATTGATATCAAAAAGAACTCCACATACAAAGTCTTTGACAATACTCAATACAGAATCATAAGTGATATCACTAGAAACATCAACGATATCTTGAACGAAAGATAATACATCTGAAACATACAATCTGTCTCTATAATTAGAAGAATCAATATCACCACAGATGATAGCATACACTACAGAATGAACCATTGATTTATCGTATTTAATAGCACCATCAGAACTACCAAAGTCATGTTTAACATCATAACCAAATGAAGTGCCACTCTCAGTATCTAAACCAATATCATAAGATAATGTACCAACAGGAGTAACTACAATACTACCACTATCTACTATCTTAGCTGTAATATAATCTTCCTCACCATCATCCTCAGATTCATCTCCTACAATATCAGATACACCATAAGGTACATCACAAATATAATCCTCATAATCTGTAGGTAATTCTAATGCAACCCAAATCAACTCAGTATTGATAGTATTAATTAATTCGTCTACATCAGTAATTCCATACTTATGTAATTTATAATCCCTATCTAACTCACTAAAATCAGCACCACTCATGATAGATTTAACAAACTCTTTATGCTTAGACAATAACCCTAAATAGTCAAACATTGTATCTAAAAATTGACGAATCGTCCTATCATTAGAAACGCATTTAGCACCATTAACACTTTCATAGTCCCTAATATAAGAAACCAAATCTTCAGTATTATCTTTCCTAGACATAACGAAAGCATTTTTCTTAGCACGTACTAGTACATTAGAATATAAATCAACACAAGCATCAAACTCTACACCCTTAGATTGATATTTATCACTTTGTAACAATCTAATGTTAGTTGTTAAGTAAATCTTAAAGCTAAAAGCACAAGACTTTTCAAATGTCTCATCAGAAAATACCTCAGATGTACGTTTAGAGAATGTATACAACAAAGAATATGTAGTATCCATAAAATCATCAAAGTAATCAGTATTATCCTCATAAGCATCATTACCAAATAAAGATATATAGATACCTACAAATCGCTTCTCATACTCAGAATAACTGATACTAGCACCATCACACAAATAATATAGATGATTTAGTAGTTGAATATTATGATGACGAATAAACACATTATTAATAAATGAATCCAACTTAATCTTACGACTTCCCTGTGCTAAGACAAACAATAAATCAAAAACGTCCATCTTAGCGATATCACAACCATTTACACAACGAATGTAATTAGTGATATCTTTAAAATAACGATAATGTGATGCAATCTTATCACTACTACCACCATTTAAAAATGTAGATTCAAATAATGCCTGTGAACCACAACTACTAATAGCACTACTATAAGCACCACTTGTACCAACAAGATATAAATAGTCAGAAACTACTTTCTTGTTAAAAACATCAGAATATTGCTTTAATTTAAATTGGTTATGTTCACTCATGATATAATCTCCTTTACTGTAATAACAATGATATGAACTTTTACACACTAATTATAACCAACTTTACAAAATATTACAAGTATAAAATAAAAAGAGAGTGTAGAACTTAATCTACACTCTCTTGCATAATATACTTATTTAGATACCTTATATGTAACTTTAAATTTAAGAATATCTGATTCTTTTGTTTTAACCCTATTAACATCAGGCCCTGTATAATCACTAAGACTATCACCACAGAATTTTTTAGTTACACGTTTTACAACTTTTGTAACATCACTAACACCCTGTGATTCATCGCCAACACCATCATTAGTCAATGCGTAAACAAAGAATGAATACTCTTCAAAATTATCATTTTCAGTATCAGGTACAAAGAAGTACTTACTACCGACTAACTTTTGATAGTTAGCATTAATAATAAGATTTACAGGTGATACTTTATCTTCACTACCCTCTGTAACTTCTTCCTCTTCATCGGAATTTTCAGAACCCTCAATAACCTCTTGATTATCTAAATCTTCCTCAAACTCTTCTTTAGCTTCTTTTTCAAACTCAGTCTCTTTAACATTCTCATTAATAGACCTACGTTTATCTAATAAAGCTTCTGTAATGCTAACACTAGCACTATTTAAAATTCCCATTAAACCACCCTTATATTATTGGTTAACAGATTCTTTCAATACTTTAGACGCTGTGAATTTAGGTGCTTTTTTCTCTGGAATAGTAATTTCTTCGCCAGTCTTAGGATTATGCCCCTTACGAGCAGAACGTACTACTTGCTCAAAACTACCAAAACCATGAATAGATACTTTTTCACCTTTTTTAACTTCCTCAGTGATTGTATCAAACAATGTCTCTACAACTTCTACAGCTACTTTTTTAGTACCTACTAATTCTTTATTAACCAATACTTCTGCTAATTCAACTTTATTCATGTTATGAACCTCTTTCTTATGTACATTAAAAATATCTAGTGTATGCTCTGAAATATCTTACGTGGACTAACATATCACTATAAATACATTATACATTAATATACTTAAAATTTGCAACTAATTAAAAGAACTTAGTTGCGATATAAACTGTATTACCCTTATTTTGAATTTTAACAAAATCTTTTACATTAGACTTCAAACTACTGATAAGTTCTTTAATAATAGAAGAATCACCAACATTTAACTCAATCATTGCTTGATACTGATAAGACCTATCCTTGAAATCAAATGAAACATTAGTCTTTACAGAAACTGAACATCCACCATCAACTAACTCATACTTATAATCATCAAGCACATCAGCAAAAGAATCTAAACCACAAACATACTCTGCAACTTGATTAGCAACCTCTTGATTAAATGTATTCATATTAAAGAAAGGCTTACTACTTGACTTAATCTCTTTTAAAATACTATAAGACAAAGAAGATGCACTACTACTCATAATATCTGAAATAGAGATTGACTCATTAACAAAAGACTCTACCACTTTACGTTTCTCAACAGTACTATCTGTAGCAGTGATATTAATAGTTGATTGAATGTATTGCTCACCAGCAACACGAACGCTACTTGTATTGAACTCACATTCGTAATCAAAACTAGCTTTATCTTCTAAATAAGACAATACAGCATCAGATACTTCTTCACCCATTTCTGTATCAGATAATACTTTAACTGTCAAAGCATTATCTTCAAGTGTCACATCAATAGCATTAGTATTACCATCAAATGCATCACGTACTACATTTTCAATCTCTACTGTATCATGAATGTACTCACCTAACTGTACTACTGTACTTTCATTATCTAAAGCTTCTAAAACTTTCTTCATTAATTATACCTCACTTTTTAAAAAGTAAACACGTTATTATATAACAAATAAACTACTATTTCTAACCCTTTAATAATAAAGTGATTATTGCAAAATTACCATAAATAGAAATATGCTCATCTTTAAACGTATCCACAATCTTACTAACATTATCCATAGATTGAATCTTAAAAAACAAATCTAAACGTAAATTAGGCTTATTATGTAGCATGAGTGAACTTCCGAATACAATGTTATAAGGAGTAACATAATTATATAAATCACTATCAATTAAATATTTACGTAAATCACTCTCGTATTTATCACTACCATAAGCATTAATAAAAGACTTAACAACATCTACAATATCAGTACAAAAAGTACCATTCCCCATAACTGTATTATATGTTATTCCAATTTTTAAATACCCTAAAGACTCAGCTAATGTAACAGTTCTATCTACACCTCCAGTAAAGGCTGTCTGTAATTTATCACAAGCAACATCGAATCTATCAGAAAGAGAATTAAACATCAAACACACGTTTATAGGTAATGGTGTATCTGTAAACTCAACTAGTAATGCACCACTATCTTTATCATGAACACCTATTTTATATACATTGACTTTTCCAAACCTCTTCAAAGGTTTATGTTTCTTCGTCAATACACTCGCATATTTACTAGGAATCTTGAAATTAATGCCATTATCACACTCAACTTCAACCTCTTTAGGCAATTTCCCCTTAACAATGTCCATAAAACTCTTGCTATGAGAACTATTAACAGAAAGCATACCCTCTGATAATGATTCCAATATACTATTTATTTTATTCATTAATATACACCACTATAAAAAGTAAACACATTACTATATAACAAATAAACTAATAAAAATCTATGATTTTAACAATAAACTAATGATAAGTGAACCACTATTGATATGTGCGAACATATTCATAGGAGTATTTAATGTATCTACTAAATCACGTACCTTACTATCTTCATCACTATTAATAGAACACACTACATCTATTTGTAAATCTGATGTATTACCAAAGCACAAATTTTTAAAGATAATGCCTGTAATAGTTACATGCTTGTATAACTCACTGTCAATACAACAACGCTTAACACCTTTATTAGATTCACTCTTATAATACCAGTATAAGAATGACTCTATAACTTCAGATGCCTCAACACAGAATGTACCATTACCTTTAGTTGTATTATATGTAGTACAAACTACACCGTAAGATGTTAAATTAGAAATTACATCCCTTGCCCTATCCACAGGAGAATTAAATGCCACCTCTAACTTATCACAAGCAACATCAAATGAATCACCATTATTAAAAGTAACCATTAGACATACTGGCAATTTCATATACTTAAACTCTATTAACAATAAGTCATCAGCAATCCTATATACATTTGACAATATTGTTTTCTTATCAGGATGTCGTTTTGACTTTAAAAATGTCTTATAATTATTATTTACATTAAAATCTATACCAATAACAAATAAAGCAGTACTATCAGGTATATCCCCACTAAGTAAATCTTTAAAGGCTTTAAGAGATGTACCATTAGACTTGAAACTATTAGCAAGCATGCCTTCAGATAATGACTCTAATATAGAATTCCTAGTATTCATTAGTACACCTCAATAACCAAAGAAGTCCCAACTACTTTAAGACTATTTACACAAGAATCAACACCAATACCCTTTAACATCTTTAACACATTTTTAGCTTCCTTAGAGGATATAAATGAAATTGTCAACCTGCAACCCAATGTTGGTAGCTTCAACTTAGAGTATAATTTAGCTACAAACACATCAACACTTGCATCTACCACAGTACCTAGTATATCATCTGTAAATGCCTCATAAAACTCATCACCAACACAAACACAAAGTAAAGAATATTGTTCTTCTAAAATGATTTCAGTATTCCCACTAGCAGACATATCTATTCCATATGTTGTTCCGAAATACGTATACCCTTCCTCTTTTAAGTAATCCGTAATTAAATCTACATATTTATCAATAGTACTACATCTGCCATCTATACTCTGTACCATATCAACAACGATACCTTCTATAAGTACACTAAAATCACCTTTATACACTAATATATTGTTGTCTCTAACCTGTGTTTCTGTATTCTCATTAGAATATGGATTGTCTACAAATACATATATCTCATCCTCATTATTTGTCTTAATACGTATCTCACAATCACCACACTCAATGCTCCAATAGTCATTAAAACAGTTAAGTCTATTATAACCACTCAATACTTTTGTATATTTACTAGCTGAATTTGTAGCATATGTACTCACAAAACCATAAAAGCCATCATAATCTAACTCGTCCCTAACATTAGATATGTATTTAACAAACTTATCACCAATTTTAGTATGTTTTACACTATTAATCTGATTAGTACTGTTTAACATACCCTCTGACAAGGATTCAAGTATACTATTTCTTTTATTCATTATCTAATACCACTAGGTAACGTAATCACTACACTATCCTTATCAACTTTATAATACCCATTTAATCTAGAGCCAAAGATATGTATAAACGCATCTACAGTTGTTTTATCTTCCATATAATAGGTTACATACACCTCTAATATAGGAATTTTATGTTTAGAAATATAATCTACATCACCATTAATATAACAATCATGTAACACAGGTAAATTTTCAACAGATTTACCATACTCAGTATTAACCCACTCATCAAACACACTTTGTAATGCAGAAACTACCCTAGCACCAGCACTAGCACTTGCTTTACCACTCTCAGTACCAACATGACGCTCTACGTCTTTACCATTATATGTCATGACGATATCATAAGTATTATTCAATGCATCATCTACAGAAGAATATTTACTACCTTCTAACTCTTTAAAACAACTCAATGCTGTCTCTTTACTATCAAACTCATAACGAATAAATGAGTTACTCATATAATGAGATTTAGGAGAAATATCAACTAAATGACTTAATAATAACATAACTGATTTATCACTTGTGTATGCTTTCACATATGTTCCATTAGAGAAATGTAACTCACTAAAATCACCTTTATTAACTCCCCTCATCACATTTAAATAATACTTACTATGTTTACCAAAGTTAGTATCACCTTTAATATTACATTTAGACAATGTTTTTAAGTCTTTATCTACAATGCTTTTAATTAATGAAACAGATTCAGTAACACTTACATAATCCCTTGTATCATGTAAACCCTCTAAAATTGTACCAATACTCTTACTATACATAATATAACCACCCCATGACTAACTTAATTTAATCTTACTCTTACCATCTTTCTGAATATAACAAAAAGCACCTCTCATGTTAGCTATAAGAAGTTTTTCTATTTTATTGCAATTTCTAGCCCCACCAAAATCAAATGTAACTGCAAACCCATCATCTGTGATTGAAACATCAAAATTAACACATAAATCAGCTATCTGCCCAACAACATATTCATACTTATCTCCATAGCTACGTTTAAACCTTTTAATAAGAGTATTAAACATATATTCCATAACAAGCACAGTATCATTTAATATACGTGTATAATTGGTAATAACTTTTCTACCATCATTGCTAGGTAGTTTTTCATACTTAACAATCAAATCAACCTCACTAAAAGGTGATTTATTATAAAAAGACGTAGTAGACTTTAGATTTTTATTTGGTATAGTTTGTATATCACAGTCCAACAATGCTTTAAGTAACTTATCACCACTAACAGATGAACTGTTTTTTGATATAGAGTCAATCATACCTTCATCTACTCTTTTATCACTAAGTGAATCTATAATATTAAAATAACCCATCTATGCCACCCTAGAAGAAAAACTCTAATGAAAAATCATTATACCCATAATAGGTGAGTCCGAAGAAATCTGAACTACCAAAATTCTTACCATTTATGTAATTACATATCTTCATACAATCCTCTTTAGTCTTAAAGCTAAAATTAATAGTGAGCGTAGAAGATTTGAGTCCTACAAAGTAGTCAATGCATGTATCTTCCAACATACTAATAAATATTTTATAGTCTGACCTTAACCCAGACTTAATAAACCCAACAGAGTTATCAAACATAGCACAAAACACTTCTAAGTCATTATTAAGTATTGCCTCACTTTTATATGAACTAGGCAACAACTGTGTTGACTTCCTAACCCTATAAGTATCTGCTACAATCTTACAACCACTAAATGTATCATTGGCTCTAGAAAGAATTAATTTACCCCTAGAAACATAACCCCATATATTACTCACAACATCTTTACTATCGCATAAATGAACTACGCACCTACTAAGATTGTTTTCATCAATCTGATTAGCATACTCAAAAACTACTATATAATCTTCACCCTTACAAGATAAGTGGTATATATTATAATCCTTACCCCTAATACTCGGTAGTTCTTCACCACTCACAACATAAGGTAATAAATCTCGACTAAATGGTGAATTATTAAAGTAATGTGTATCAATCCTAATATTACTACCTTTAAGCTGTTTAGCATCTCCTTTATCTAATGCTTTTAACAAAGACTTAATACCTTTATCACCTAAAGTAGACAACATACCCTCATTGATACGTGTATCTAACAACCTATCAATTAAATCACTATAACCCATATCAACCCCCTATAAATTAAACAAAATTATGGCTTGTCCATCTTTCGGATATGTAACAACTCTATAAAAACTACCTAGCTTATTCACTTCAGTACCAATCGTACCATAAAATGAATCCACAATATCGGACTCACCATACAAATACACAACAACACTTGTAGACATTCCATCTTTATTAGGTGATGCTATATCCAACCTACATGTATCAAACTGACCTAAAGCATCAGTAATATCAGACCTAGACAAACTAGAACAGAATGAATCTGCACAATAAGAGAAAATCATATCCAATGCTTCTTTAGTATTTTTACAATATATATCTCTATTGCTGTCATAATATGTAACACCACTCCGATACATATTAGTATTTAAATCATAGATAGAGTCAAATCCACCTTGATGTTCCATCTTCTCTTTAAATTTTTTAAATACATCCTCATCAGAACACTTACATATCCTTGCCTTACCAACAGTCGTGCCTTTCAGTAAATTATACCCAATAATAGCTACAAAGTACTCACCACTAATCTCATAACCACGTACCTCAGTACGTAAAACACCACCCTTAGTACCTGTAATACAATACTGTTCATACTTTTTATTACTACTAGAAAGTTTTGTATCGTTCCGAACCTCAATGTTGATATCCATATCCTTAGATGATAATTTAGAAATCTGCCCACTGATAAGTGCATCAACCATACGCTTAATGTCTTTATTCTGTTTCTTAGTATTCTTTGAAATAGATGATACCATTCCCTCATCTACTCTTTTATCACTAAGTGAATCTATAATAGTAAAATAACCCATTTATAACTCCCAACGCAAACCTATGTAATGAGAATTCTTAACTAATGAACTGCTACTACAAATAGACGATAACAAATCATACACTTGATTTAATACTGTTTTATCTGTAGATACAAAGTTTAACTCAACAGAATAATCCATATCATCCAAATAAATGAATGGCTCGCTAAGTGTTATTACCTTTTTAAGAACATCACTATCAAATGAATCAATAACAATAGTAATAAATAAATCAAACATCTCAGACATGAAATCATCAACACTATTGAAGAACTCAAATGTTACTGAATTATAGTACGTATTAGCTACACACGTACAACCCCTAAGACTATCTACATTAATAGCTTTATTAGGAATGTTTTTACCAGACTTAAACTCATCAACCAATTCAGCTATTGTATCTTCATCTGATTCTTGTACTACAGCACGTAAATACTCTGAATTGCCCTTAGAGGAAAATAGATATGCTATATAATGTGTATTACCAACATCATATGTTTTACAATACACCTCTTGTACAATACCAGACCTTACTTTCTGTACTAATGTTTCTTTAACGGATTTACGAACCACACTACTATTTGTCAACTTAGATTTATTGAACATCCTAAATGCATCAATATTATCTTTAGGAACTTTACTAATATCACGTTTAATAATAGCGTTAAGCCATACCTCACCATCTTTACTAAGTGATTTATTATTACTAATTGAAGATAGCATACCCTCATGTATATCTCTCAATGAATCTAATATATTTCTATTTACTGACATATAACCCTCTAAATAATATAAAAATCAACAGCAACCTTATCATTAATGTCCTCATAGCATGACATATTATTTACTTTATCACTGAGATAAGACTTAATCTCGTTAAATCGTTCTATATCTACAATATCAAAACCAAAAGATAATACCCAAGCCATTCCCTTAGAATTACCAATCGATACACTATCGACCTTAATACAAGACATCAATCTAGTATCATTCACTAAATACTTTCTAAAATCTGCTGTAGTATTTATCTTAAACCATGCACTAAAAAATGTATTTATACAATGCCCAATATTAAGACATGCCCTATGATGATATGTATCATACATCACATCGGCTGAAACTCTAAACACCCTATCAACTTTATCAGTAAAACTCTGATAGTCTTTAGGTAATAATGATACTTTGGATATTGTGTTTTCTAAATGCCTTGAATTAAAATCTGTCTTTAACAATACTCCTCTAGCTATAGTTAACTTATGAAATACAACTAGAATATACCCATCGCCATAATCACAGAATGTTTTATTATCTACTACTCTAGATGATATTTCTCTACGTCTTAATACTATTTCAGCAACAGTATCATATATCATATTACCTGTTACAACTCTATTAAATTTAGTATCAATCTTTCCCTTACAAATCTCAGCGAATATTCCACCTTTATTTGTTTTAATAGTGGTTAACATTCCTTCAGAAAGAGTATCTAATATACTATTTCTTTTATTCATATATCACCTAATTACACAAATAACTATGCATAGTAATATAGTCACGATATTCATTACCATTAGATAAACCTGTAATCGCACCCATATTAACATACCTATCAACAGAATTAGACAACACTTTGAATGTATCTTTATCAGGATATTTAGAATCTTTTAATTTAATCTCAACTTCTAGACTACAATTATACCCTCTGTTATATAATTTAAGCTTATTAGCACTCAAAACACTATACTCATATGTCACGTCAACAACATCAAAAGGAATTGCATTTGTACCAATATACTTATCAAGAGAAGATAATGCATCTCGTACATACCCATTCGCTAAACCCTCAACCGCCTCACGAATAGACATGAACTTCTTATCTTTTAGTGAATATAAACATGGTGCAACAACAGTAGTACCTTTAATGATTTTCATACTACCCATATCAATACCACCATCATAGAAAGCCTTAGCATCCTCTTCAGTTTTGAACTTATACACATACCCCTCTTGATACATTAAATTACTACTATCTTTATATGCAAAAACAACATACTTATCAAAAATACCATAATATGTCGCATAACCGACTTTAATGTTCTTATTTACACCATCTAATACTTTAGCTGGAGCCTTATCTGTTTTCTTCTCACTACCGTCAGCCATAACAAACTTAGGTTTGAAATCTAAAATGCTTTTCTGTGCCTTAGCAGTTTGAATCATACCCTCTCTAATATGTAATGATTCAATAATACTTTCCACACGCTCTTGAATCGTAGCCACTATACTCTACCCCTTTAACTATAACAAAATAGCACACTCTACCTATATAGAATGTGCTATTAACAGAAACATTATATTATTATATATTATACCATACAGTACAACAATATTACTTACCAATGATGAGTGTAAACTGCTCATAATTAAGTTCGTCTTTAGATATCTTAACACCATCAAACATCTTATCAGTTACAATAGCACTGTATAAATCTTTAATTTCAATATCTGAAATAGTCTTATCAATAATATAACCACTAGAACTATAAAATTTAACTTTACCACTCTTAGAGAAATCAAATGATACAATCGGTATGAAATCAGTAAAATTAGCTTTCCTATTAAAACCATTATTATCTTTAAAAGAGATTAAATTATCAAAGAAAAACTCCTCTAGTCTCTCTACAAGATACTCAGTAGTGTCAGATAAGTCATAATAATACCTACTACCCTTAATAGTATCTGCTATCTTACCTACATCTATAAGACTTATTCTTCGACTATGAGAAACCTTTTTCCATAAAGAAGTATTAATCGATGTCCCTATATAGTCCTGTAACTCATTAACAGATGTAATCCCATTATCAACATTAAAAGAATAACTAGATGTAAAATTAGTAAACTCATTATACAGTTGTTGATTAGATGCTACATCGACTGTAAATAACCGATTAAACATAAAATCTTTAAGAGTATACCCATATCCCCATAAATCCAAGTAACACGCATCTCTATCTTGACTATCAATACCTATTGATACAATATCTCCACTCTCTTTAATAACACAATGACTAAGATTTAATGCAACAGATAAACCTTTTACATCAAATATCGTGCCAGTACGATTGTGCTTAGAACGTATCACCATAGGTACTGAATTAGATTTACCACCTATACGAATGTGAGCCATACCCCTATTTCTGATATACTTATACACATTATGTATTAAGACTTTATTATCTCGTAACGCACTCATTAATCAACACCTAACTTAATCATACCATCATCAGACATGAATTGAGAATTATTACTAATCCTCAGATTTAATTTAAGAAACTCACAATCAATTTTATTTGTATTAGTCAATATACTTGAAATATTTAGTAATCTAATGCTAAGTTGATTTAATGATGTAGTAAACACCTGTAAATCCGACATTGAAATCTTACTATAATGAGGAGATGTCACTAAGTTATCCTTAAAATTAAAACAACATACACCAATCAACCCATCTTGAACATACATTGTTTTAGATACTCTACCCATATAGTTATCAATATTCAAGGTACTGATATAATCCTGTAATACAGATACCATATTAGTGTAGTTATATTTAATAAATAACTTCAAGAATGAGTCTAAATCACTGCAAGAACCACCACACACTTCAGATAATTTACTACAATACTCTTTAAATAAATCTGTATGTGTCTTATACATAGTATTCCATACAACCTTACCAATATTCTTTAGTACACTCTGTATAGACATGAAATCAGATATACCATTATAATACAAACCCTCTTCTTTAAGCCTACTATAATTGAATATGTTATTTGTATCAATACATATAACTGCCTTATCTCTATAATTTATTAGTTTTACATCTTCAGGATTGATTTTAAGTCTTACACCCTGTAACCTAAAACTATAGTTAAACTGTTTATATATGAATGTAATCGTACCATTAAATGAAACCTCAATACATGACATATGATGCTCCATAGCATTACTAAATATATTAACAGCCTTACTTAGTATAGTTTTATTATCTCGTAATACGTTTCCCATACTAACACACCAATTCAATCATAGAACCCTTATCATATGAGTAGGTCTTGCCATTGCCCTTATATGATAAAACAAAACCAATACATTGATTTAAAACTTTACGATTAGCAACACAATCCCTAATACTCTTAAACATTATCTTATTATTAGTAATTGACTTTGTGAGTATATCCAAATCCTCTATATTATTTCTGTAATCAATAGCATGAGTGAGTGTATCAGTCTCAAAATCCATACAACACAAACCTAATAACCCATTCTCAGCATACACAGTCCTAGCTAACCTATAATAGTTTTTATCAATAGATAGGTCTGAACATAACTCACCCAACATCGATGTAAAAGCTTCTTTATTATGCTTAACAAACAACTTACTAAATGTATCTAAATCATCACAAAACTCACCATACTTAGCAGTATAAAATGACATTAAATCTTCAAGTAACCCAAACTTAGAAAATCTGTTAAGTAAATCTTTGTACACAAGATTAGCCATATTATGCAACAAACCACTTATAGAGATATCATTAGGATACATAAGAATTCCATCATCTCTTAATCTACTAAGTTTAAATATATTATTCGTATCTAAACAAATAATTCCTTTCCCCTTATGCTCTACTACCTTGATATCTTCTGAATCTGTATCAAGAGAAAGACCATTAATAACATAGGAATATTTATAGTCCTTATACTCAAAGTTAAGTATACAACCACTATCCAAGAACCTTACAAATACATAAGAACCTAGATTATCAGCGGAATCTCTATAACCCTTTGTAATACGTTTTACTATTGCTTTATTATCTCGTAACACATTCTTAGCCAATCAATCACCACCCATCAATAGCTACCCTCAATATCAACATTACATACACACTTACTACTTAGTATTAATTTCATATTTTTATCTAAATGCTTAATATTAGTTGGAATATTATTATTTACTATATCTGTTACCGATACAATATGTCTATAATCCTTACCACTACCCTTATATGACATAAGTTTAACAATATATATGTATGAATAATAAGGAATATACACATACTGTGCTACAGCATCATACCTCAACAATGGTAGTTTACATGTATCTATCAACATTTTATCAATAGAGGATATAAACCTAACATCCTGTAATGTTTGTAAAATAGAAGATACAATGTCTCCACTAATCTTACTTCTCATAAAGAGTCTAAGTGCATGATAAGTAGTAACATCATCTATGAAATCCTGTACAGAATTATATTGTTGATTGATGCCATAACTCTCTAGTAATCTATGTAATATATCTACATTACTAATAGTATTATGTTTCCTACTAAGTGACCTAAAAATAGTATCATAAACATCATCAAATAATTCATAACTAAACACATCAGAATTATATGCCTCTGTATGTGATAACCCATAATATCGTAGGTTATGATATTCTATCTTACTCGTATCCAAGCAATATAATAAGTTTTTACCACTTTCTACCCATTCATACATATCATCAGTAACACTAACACCTATATGATAATCCCTAGTAGAAATATCTATATCACCTAAACAATACTTAACCCTAACAGAAACAATGACATCTCTCTGATAAGGATATACTTTATTATACAAGTAATTCAATATGCTTTTATTATCACGCATTAAACTCTTCATATATTAAAAAGCACCACCTAATGGTATATCATAATCATTATTAGTTACTATATGTAACAAGTCATTATCTTTTAAATTGATTCTACCACTTAAAAAGTCATCTACAGAAAAGATATCCCTACCATCTTTACCATCACCTGTCCTAGACATAAAGTCAACAAACACAATATCCCCACGATTAGGTACGTATACCTTCTGTGATTTAGTATCATATCGCATCAAAGGTAACTTAGTACTATTAAATAACCTACCCTTAATAGTATTATTCAGTATAACACCATCAAAGAAATCCTGTAATGCTTTCTCAGACTTTATAACAACCTCTTCCTCTAATTTAGTCCAAAAAGCTTCATATACCTGTATATCATTACAGAAATCATAGAACGAATTATACGATGTGTCAGTAATGCCATAGAAATGTGACATCCGATTGATAGCCTCTAAGTTAGTGTTATTAAATGAACTTGTAATACTATTCATAGTATTTCTAAGTAACTCACCACTAATCCCAACGGAATCAAACCTAGTAGTACCCATAAGACCAACCCATCGTAAATTATTATACCGCATCAACTTATTAATATCGATACAATAAAATAAGTTATGTTTATCTTCTACCCATGTATACATGTCCTTAGTAGTATTTAGATTTAATAAGTATACTTCCCTAAAACAGGAAGATTCTTCCTTTATATAGTAATGAACACCAACCCTAGTCGTTACAATATCTTGATAAGGATATGCTTTTTTAACTAACAGATTAAGTATATTTTTATTATCACGTATTATTCTACTCATATATAACTATCTCGTATTCATAACAATAAAATAAGACATATTCTTAATATAATTAAACTTCTTATCTATAGTAATAGGACTAGGAAGAAACCACCCCTTATTAATATAGTTAGTAACTGTATCTACTTGACATACTTTACCACTAATAATATCACATTTATCTAATTCTTTTTGAAGGGGTACAACCACTTCATTAACACCATTAGATAGATATACACCCAGTACAGCTACATATCGATTGTCAATAAGAACTAACCCTTTTATACTACTAACAGTTCCATATAAGTTATCTGTATTTAGATTATCATAAATGATATCCATTAAGAATGTACGTAACTCATCCAATACAACCTCTAATACAATATTATATGTATTAGTGTCTTTAATGTAATCCTGTAGATTACCTATGTTTACACCACCTATACCACAATGCTGTAGCATATTAACTAAATAGGAATCGTTAGCTACACCACCCATATAGAGTACTTCTCTTACAAAATCATTAGCCACAGCACTAGTATACTTATTAAAGTCTTTAAATTGTAATTTAATATCATTTTCAAAATACTTAATATCACTATAGGTAAAAACCTTACGTAAATCTAAACACAAGAAAGCACTTCCTTTACTTTCCACCCACGTATATGCATCATCTGAAATATTAAAATATAATGTCATACGATTCGTAGTTACTGCATAATCATCTACTTTAAGTGTAAATGAAAACCCCATACCATGCGATACCATTGAACAAATATTAGATAATTCTGTTCTTCTCTTTATATTCTGTAATAATTGCTTATTATCTCGTAATAATCTACCTGCCATACTATAACCTCAATCACTCTTATCTAGGATATCTAGTCTCTACCCATGACTTCTTATCATCAGATAAATTTATTCTAAACCTATCTTTAGATAGTATAGGTAACACTAAATCCGAACCACTATTGCTAGTATATCCTTTATCCACTACATCGCTAATTGTATGATAAACAACACGCTCTTTTTTAGCACTTCCATGTATTGAGCATATCTCTAAATTACCATAATGAGGGAATACAACTCTATCTTCTTTAATATCTACCCTAGCGACAGCCACATGCCCATTCTTATAAAATAAGTTATCTTTACTACCATTAAGTAATCTAACATACGCATTATCTACACTAAGACAAGCATTAATATACTCCGTTAACTGAGTATTAACCATCCGTGTGAGTACACCAATTAACTTATTCTTAGTCATTATATCATTCCGTGCGGCATTCCAGCTATTATATGTACAAGGAACGCCAACACCATTAATAAATGATACTAACTCTTCTAATGATAAACCACTACCATTATCAAATAATATATCACAGAAAGACTCAATGTCATCTTCTAATGCAGTATATAAAGAATCCTCTAACTTACCACCTAAAATAAAGTACTTAATGTTATTATACGATAGTAATGCATTTAAATCTATACAATAATATAAGCTGTTTTCATCTTCTATCCACTTATACATAGTATCTGATATACGTAATCGTAATCCAAAATAACCACTGTACATCCTGCGATTATTAATAAACCAATCTATAAAGAATAAATTATTACTTACACCACCAACAAGAAATGCCTCTTTAAAGAAATGTAATTGTTTTTCTATCTTACGTAATATCTGTTTATTATCCCTTAGTAAACCACTCTCACTAATAACTGAACGATTATCCACTAAGGAGTCTATGATATTTGAATATCCCATAACTAACCACCATAAATAATATAGGATAATACCTCACGACCACTATCATTATCTTTAATTTTACTCTCCTTGCGAGATTTTGGAATAATATCAACAGCTGTAAAACACTCTAAAGATTTAAACTTAGAAACAGCATCCTGTACTTTATCTAACTCAAATGTAAATGTATACCCATTCCAATCTTTCTTCTTAGGGTTTACAATAAATCTATCGTTGCCAGGGAACCTACTCATATAAATCATACTCTTTTTAGTATCTACACAACAAATACTAATTGTATCATTTGTCATATCTACCGATTTATTACTGTTAGGTACTAACCCTTTTATATTAGATACATATTCTTTTAATGCAATATCTAACCCTTTAATGATTAAATCAGATAACTTCTTATACGCAGAACCACTCTTAATTACCTTAATAGCATCATCGATTGTTTCTACCTCAACCCCTAATATATCTCTAAAGTCATTTTTAAACTTTTCAATATATCTCTCATCATCCATGATAAATAGTTCCTCACGTTTCAACGTATCAGCCAAACCATTAATCATAAAGTCAGCTACATCTTTAGCAGAATATTTATTATTTGTATCTTCAATATAATAATATACTACATTATCTGCTTTAAATACATCATTAATATCTAAATAAATAAATCCTCTTCCTTTTTTAGTATCTTCCTTCTGATGTAGTTTATTTACATCAAACACAGGTAGAACCCTCACATGTGTCATACTACCAACACACAGATACAATAGAAAAGTCCAATCACCATGTAATGTAGTATCTTTACAAGATAATAACGCTTTTTCTAATTGTGAGAATACAGATTTATAATCTCGTAAAATACTAGTAGCCTCATTAACTACCTCTTTATTGTTCCTTGTATCTGATAAGGATTCAATAATATTAAAATATCCCATATCTTACCACCTAATTATAATCAGATATAGCACCACCTATATCTATTTTATACACTTCTAATATCTTATTCCTTAACTTCCTAAACTCTTTACCATGACCTTTGAAATGACACTCTACAGTTGCATGTGCTAACTCATGATAAATTGTACTAATTGATAACTGACTATCTTTAATAACATGAGTCCCATAATCATATACATGAACATTATGATTATCCACAGAAAACTCTACTAAACAAATATCGTCATGATACCAATACGTAACACCTAGTATCTTTTTACTACGTCCCATATAAGTATGTATTAATAATATTGGTTTAAACCTATACCCCAAGTCTTCTATATCTTGAATAGCCTGTAGGAATATATCTTTATAACCCATCATCTCATCATCAAGATATAAAGTACTCATAAACTATTACCACTCTAACAAATATAATATCATTGATTATAATGCATTAAATCTAAATAGCCTTCTCCCATTATGAATAACATCCGTCTCAACATGACCAGAGAAATCAAATGAAAAACCACCTATGCAATCTAATGTTTTGTATTTTGCAATAGCATTATTAACATCATCAAGTGCAAAATCAAATGTATACCCATTCCAATCTTTCTTCTTAGGATTGACGATATAACGCTCATTATCAGAGGATGCACGACTCATATAAATCATATTCTTTTTAGTATCAATACAACATATACTAATTGTATCTTTTGTCATGTCTACTGACTTATTGCTATTAATTTTTAACCCTTTTAAACATTTGGTATACTTATTAATCATAACAGGTAGATACTTCTCTAGTTCAGATTTATAAGTCTTATATAACACACTGCTGCTATCTAACAAATCTTTCTTTAAATCAGCCATAGTAGTAAATGTATATCCAAATGTATTTGATAAGAAACTTTTTAATTCATTTAAATTATAATCATCATCATACCATGTCGCTTTATCATCTAATGCCTTAACTGTTAGCTTTAACAAATAAACAAGAATCTCATCAACAGTAGAAACCTTTTTACCATTAACTAAGTAATGTGAAATAGTATCTGTTTTAATAACATCTTTCATATCAGCATAAATAAAAATGTGACCTTTATTATCTTCTCTTTCATGTAATGTATCAATGCTATACACAGGTAATAACTCAACAGTCCCATACCAACCACAATCTAGTGAAAGATATAACCTATTAACATCATAAGGTATGACATCTGTACTCTTAGATAATAATGCTTTCTTTAACTGACTAATGATACCTTTATAATCACGTAATAATGTCCCCTCATTAACCCTTGTACTCACTAATGATTCTATAATTGTACTATAATTTGACATATCTACTTAACCCTTACCTTACTTAACAATACACTCTCTTGTATCGTATACCTATCTGTACTATCGATATCCAATACCTCAAAAGAACTACCTTCATTAGAAATCACATACACACTACTGCCATCCTGTAATGTATAAGTATTGCCGATTAATTGATATGATTCATCTAATTCCTCTACCATAGAATCAATGTAATCATCAATATCATCATCTAATCCATCGTCATCAGCATCACGCACATCCCATGAATACTCACAATCAGTGCAGAAATAAGACTCACCATTATCATGAATATTAATATTAGTACTACCACACTCAGGACATTTAATAGCCTTACCATCACGTAATGCATCTAATTCCTCTTGACTTAATTTATTTGTATTAGTATCTTCTGTACCCATATCCTCTTCCTCTTGACTAGAAGTATCGTCTACAACCTCTTCTGTATCAGTTGTATCCTCTTCTTTACTTTCAGAAATATTATATGCACTAGTATCATCAATAGCCATATCACTACTGGTAATAGTACTATTGGTAAATACAATCTTCATGAACTACCCCATATGAATTAAAAACACCTATATATTAAAAATACTGTACTGTACAATTATACAACTATACAGTACAGTACTATGCTTAGAATTATCGTCTAAATCAATTATTATGCTCTAGATTTAATTTTAAACCTATTAGGGTCTTTTGCCTTACCTGTTTTTGTTCTAGCCTTATCCCAAAGCATCTTACGTTTTTCTTGCTTACGAAGTTTTTTCTTGGCATCAGAAACTGCTTTATCTTCGGCTTTCTTGGCAAGGTCATGACCTAACTTTTTATTTTGTTTAGCCACTTTACTAGAACGTACCTTATCACCAGCCTCTTTAGCTTTCTTATCATAATAAGCCTGACGTTTCTCTTTAGCCTCTTTCTCTTCTTTTGGCGTCATCCTAACTTTAACTTTCCTACCATTCTTAGTAGTCCATTTAAACGCTACCTCAGAAATAACCTCTTCAACTACCACATCATCAAAACTAATTGCATCAATTTTCTTATTTGTTTCCAAAGAACCTACTCCTCTACCATCTGTACTATGAAGTGTACCTGTAGGTGTAGAAACACCACCAACGTCTGTACCCTCTTCAGTATCATTATCTTCAACTTCTAAATCAGCATGTGTATGACTACTATCTGCTTCATTAATAGGAACTGCTACACCCTCACCTATAAGAGTATAACCACAACCCTCATTAATCTCTGTAGCATGTAATCTAAACAAACCCTCTAACACAGATGATTCAATATCACTAGCGAATTTTTCAATATCGTCATCATCACTTACTGTATATTGTACATAGTATGAACCACTATTATCATTAGACTCTGACATATGATAATAATCAGGTAATTTTAATGACAAGTCTTTCCTCATTGTATCTAAATCCTGATATACACCATCATTATCTACAATAGAGAAAACACACTCAACGATATTACCACTATAAGTTACTACTAATCGCTCAACTTTGAAATCAAGCCTATCATCTAACTTATCGTATGTAGCTTTAAGGTTATTCTCAATTTGACGATATAATACTTTTAACCTTGTATCACTAGCATCCCTATATTTATACCAACTAGTAATCACTGCATTATTATTCTTTTTAATATATCCATCTTGATACAAAGCATCATCAGTATATCGTTCTAAATCTTTTTGTAATGTCCTAAAACTAGAAACAGTAAATGACGTTAATTCATTCTCATCAAAACTACCAAATAATAATAACTCACCACTAACAATAAATGATTGTATAGAATTATTATCAAATAACCACTCTACTGTAATATTAGGATTTACTTTAGAAGTAGTCTTAATGCCCTTCATAGAAGATAAAGAGTTATTACCAAATAATGTATCAAATACATCTTGATTCCTAATTAACAAACCACGTAAACATAAATCTACTAGACCTACATTATCTGTATTCTTAGTAACTTCTACTGTAGCACTTCGACTACCATATACTAACTCGACAAGAATACCCTTATCAGTGATATCAGATAGATACCACTCTACCTTACCTAATGAAGTATAAATAGTATTAGATTTAACATTTACAAATGCATTGAAATCTTTACCAATACTCATAAGAATATACTTAGAAATATACGCATTGAACTTACTATAGGAAGTAATAACAGTTGGGTCAATAATCTTTACAGTATCTTTATCAAATGATTTAGTATGATTTAAAATCTTAAATACAAACCCATTCTTTTGAATGTTATCTACATCCAACTCTAAATGAGTGATGATACCATCTGTATCAATATCTACAATATAATCACCATCATCACTCATAAATGGTAACATCTTGTATAACTTAGTACATTTAAATGCGTTTTTAGTAATTTCATCAAAATCATCAATAGATACAATATCTACATCCATTTGACTAATTGTTTTACTCTTATAATTAAATGTACAATGATACTCTACTACACCTTTTTGTAATTTAGATTGTGTATCATTCCTAGTATATCGTAATGCAAAACCATCCCTACCTAATGCAATCTCAAAATCACTTGCATTGCCACTAGCCTTAGAAGTCTTAACATTAGTGGCAGATGATGTATTCTGACCACTACCAATCGTACTACCACTCTTAGGAGTCTGTGCAACAGTACTCTTCTGTACTTTACTAGAGTTACCACTACCACTCAAATTAACTATTTCATCATAGTCAGACTGGTCATTAGAATTCCGTATAGTAGGTTTTACAATATCCTTCAATACATCACTAGCGTTCTTCTTAATGAAATCTATATTATCCCTAATAAATGCATCATTCTTACCTACTGTACTATATTTAGCTACATATCCATCACTATCAGGTACAATAGCCTTATAACCAACAGCTGTATTAAACCTTACGTCAAAATCATCAATAAAACGATTAAACTTACTAGGTTTAGCTAATTGCTTATTATCAATGAATAACTCACCTTTATATAACCTAGTACATAAATCCTTATTAGTTTTAATACCATAGGATTTAATCAATTTAGTGATATCACCACCAAATGACTTTTTAGCTGTATCATACAATTTCTCAATATTAGGAGTAAAATACCCCTCTGTTAAAGAATCATACCTAACTTGTACATTAGACCATACATCCTGTTTGCTATTAAACAATACATCAAAGTCATCTTGTAAAAACTTAATAAAATTAACACACCTATCACATACAATATGACCGTCTATCTCATATGTATTCTTAGACTCTGTATGACAAATATCACACTCTTTAGTCTGTACATCATTATACACAGCATTAGCTAAAGATTCATTAATATACTTACGAATCTCCCTATCCTTAAATAACTCTTCCATACTACCTCGTATACCTTTATTAAATATATGTATCAAATAATTATAAAACCCTTATAAATAGTGTATTTACACATTACATAACATTACTAAACATTACAATAAGATAATATAATAATCTTACAGAATGTTACATAACATTACTTAATATTACAAAGGCTATTATGATAAATTAATACTCACATTACTATATATTATATATCAACTATACTATATAATCCCTACCACTAAAATAACCCTCATTACTTTTTATAGTTGAACCATACGGATACCATTTAACAGAAAATAATGCTTCACTATAACTAGCTAAGTTACCCTCAGTTACTGGACGAAATGCATCTGACCTCCACAATGATAAACCATCGCCATACATATAATACTTATAACTCATCTCACTCATATAATATGATGTTATATCAAAAGAAACATTATACCTAACATGACCATTCTCTCTCATCTCATAATCAAACAAACTCTTAACATGATTAGGTATAAATGAACCACTAGTCCCACCAGTAGGGTGATTAGGTGTTCTCCACTTTACATCGTGTATACCCTTAGCAGAATTTGTATCCTTTATAAGTCCACTACTTAGATTAAAATAGCTGTTACCATACAACTTCTTAAACCTCATCTCACTATTACTAATTGCAGTCGTATTATTATAAATCCCTAAACCCCAATCATAAGGAGTACCAGTACTAACATCTGCCATGACATACCATTTATTACTACCATTTTTATTATTAAGCAACGATAAATCATAGAAACTAACAGGTAAAAAAGAATAAAAAGAGTATTTAACATTCCTTGCACGATTAGACAATGTTAAATGAAATGACACTATCAACATACAATTAGAATACCCATCATTAGCATACACATCATCTACATATAAAGGAAATGTCCTATCACCATTATTATTAAAATCCCTCTTAAAATTAATTGGTGAACCATATACAGAAAATTTACTCCATGCTGTAGCAAAATCAAAATTACTACTAGAACTCCTAACACCCTGAGCTACATAAATCTGACCATCTGTATCCTTAAACTTTAATGTCCCTTTATCAAAGACAATCTTATGTTTATTGATGATATTCATATTAGTAATGACAGCATCAGCAGGAATACTACCTGTAATAAAATTCAACCTACTATAATTATTAGCATCCAACATAGATGTGTTAGCAGTAGAAAATAAGGATTTAGTACCATTTGTACCCTTAAACCCAACAAAACTACGCTTCTTACCATCAACAGCAACCCTAGTCTTAGCAACAGAATATGATGATTGATATTTATCCTCAGTATTATTAGGATGCACTAACTTTACATTATTCATAAATCCAGTTGAAAATCCACCCTCATCCCCATCGCTATCATATGAATAAGGTCTATACGCTGTATTACCATACTTACCCTCACTATATGGAAATTTAACACGTATTAAATTATTAAATACTTTATTACCCATACAAAAGACCTCTTGTAATAAAAAATGCATAGTATATCTCAACTATGCATTATGTAAACTTATATTTTTTATTTATCTTCTGTAGTATGTTCTGTATCAGCCATAGCATTTAGAACAGCTTCATTCTCAATAACCTTAGACTCTTCAGCACTAGCTAACTCTTCCTCACCATGCTCATTAGTTTTAATAGCTTTAGCTTTCTCTAATAGTTGCTGTTTACGTTTTTCTAAAGCATCTTCAATCTCTTCTTTCGTAATGATACCTTTTTCAACCAACAACTCTTCAATAACTGCATGTCCCATTTGTACAGGGAATACTTGATTAGCGTACATAGAATTGATATCTTCCATCAAATAATGATTTGTCTCATTCATACGCTCAAAAATCTGTTCCATAACCTCAACAAACTCTTTACGTTTAACGCTATGATTTAACTCTTTATTACCTTTATCAGCAAAAGCCACTACCTTTTTATCTTGTTTTGTATCTTTACTTTCTACCATCCTAGTATACTACCTTTCTTTAATTCATCTATTGTATTAGTGTAATACGTCTTACGTTTAGAATACTCACTACAATTAGATATAAATTCTTCCAACATACCAACGTCTTTATCACTACCATATACTTGTAATTTCTGTACGATTGTATTGTCTCGTTTTAATCTATGGTACGCTTTATCATAACCAACACTACCAGCAGTATCGCTATCAAAAGCCACAATAAATTTATTTGTCATTGATAACAATATCTCACCCTGTAATGAGTTGACATTAGATGTCTGCATGGCTAATACATTAGGATATATTGAACGCAACACATCAGCATCATATAAACCCTCAACAATAACTATCCAATCACCATATTTAAAGTTAGAGTCTATCATATCAAAACCATACATAGATTGTAACGCACTATAATCTATAAACTCTTTTTCCGTTATTCCCCTAAATACACATGACACTGGTTTGCCATTTAATGTATTAAAAATGACCAACACAGCACCACCCATATTTTTAATAAAGTTATGATGAAAAGGAGTCAAAGAGTTTTTTAACCCTAATTTATTAATATCACCATACCGAAGTAATCGATAATTTTTATAATGATAATGCCTGGCTAACCTAACGTACTTACTTGAATCTAATACACTATCAGCACGTAAATCACAAACACTAGGTAACTCATCATACAGAACATTTAACACCTCTAGCTTAGATAAGTATCTTTCATTATTAGTATTATATGCTATACTCTTTTTATGTTCTAAAATACTATCTACGTCAATGACTTTCATAAGCTACCACCATTAACCTAAACCAAATCAGCATTGATAATAATTATCAATAATCAACTACCAACACATCACCTAACACACAATCAGGAGTAAAGAACCCTTTCTTACTTAAAGATGTAGCACTATTTCTATACATAATACCATCCATAGTAATATGACTACGATATGAACTATGCTTACCACACACATACTCAGTGATACCATGTGATTTAAATGTCTCATCAAATTTAAAACTACCACTGAAAGCATCATTATATCCATCCCTTTTAGGGTTATCGCTTAGAAACAAAGCATTGCTATAAAAATAACCACAAGCAACCTTGTTAGTGGGCTGTGCAATAGTCCTATCATACCTGTCACATATATGCCTAAAAGAATCTACACAATCATTTGTACGTTTTACATCAAAAGTGTTTTGTAACCCAAAAGCATAATCACTCTCATCTGTTATGTTAAAGTTATCTAGATTAACTCGTTTATTAAACAACTTACCAAAGAAACCACGATTATCTTTTTTAGTAATATCTTTTAAAGAAATAGGTTTACCCCTATACAAAGAGTAATCATACCACGTATCAACACCAAATATCCAAGTATCTTTAGTTATAATAGGGTTACGTGGTAGGTATAATCTATGATTTTTAAACTTCTTATCAGTATCATAAAACTGACCTACCTTATCTACAAAGACTGAATTACTATAATACTCTATATTACTTACATTAAACAATACTTTAGTATGTATATTATGAGATTTAAAAGAAGTATCTAGAAAATCAACAAATTCAAGAAATCTAGTACTATCAGAATATATCCCACCATTTAGAATTAAATAATCAATCGTATCAGAATACCGACTAATAAACTGAGCCATAATTGAACTAAAATAATCAAAGGACTCATTAAGCCATGTCTCTTCCCCTACAAGACTATTAATCCGAATATCACTCAAATAAGCTACCTTCATAGAACACCTCTCTACTCAAATAACTTATGTATTAAAGAAACTTCATCAGCTAATGTACAGTCTTCTGTATTAATCAATAAATCAAAAGAACTAAAGTCGATATACATGTAATCTTGACTATCAGACAAAACCCTACGGCAAGCCTCCAACACATTAGATTCTTTCCTATCTCTAAGCCTAGATAACATACGTGTTAGACTTGTGTATGCTGTATTATACAAATATACACCAATAACCCTACCACCATATCTAGCTTTCAATTTATCATATTGAGTATTTGTACCACAAAGAACATACACTTTATCACTACTATTAGGTATATCCCCTACACCATAATAATTTGAGTTGCCATTAACTACATTATAATACTCAACGATACAAAACTCATTATTTACCACTTTACGTGCGAAATCTTCCCTAGTGCAAAAATGATAATCAACACCATCAACTTCACCATCACGCATAGGTCTTGTTGTTGTAATAACAAACCTTTCAAATATATCGGGATATTTACGCACTAAGAACCCCATCACACTATCTTTACCTGTACCACCCTTACCACATAAGAATAGTATCTTACCATCTACCAATTAACCATCACCACCATTAACCTAAAAACTCACATTGAATACTTCACAAAAGAAAAGAATAGGAATCATTATAATAAATAATGCAGTCTCAAAGAACTCTACTACATTAACAATTATTCTAAATGAGATATAAGCATCTGAACCAATAATCAAAGACAATAAGAACAGAAAACACTCAAAGAAAACAATAGATACTATATAAAATAGTAGATATTTGATAAATAAAGACACTAACCTAAGAAACTTATCTTTATGTTTAGTAAAGTAAGTCATCTGAACCCCTCCGAATACTTGAAATAATATCATACTCAGAAACAGGTTTGTACCCATTAACAAATGAACTCAAATTTAAACCACTACCAAATAATCTTTGGTAATTACCAATACCACTAGATAGTGTAAACATTTTAGACATCGTAGCATTTTCATAGTCAACACAAAGTCTAACAATCTCATTTGTACATAAAGTTACTTCTAATGTATCCCTAAAGAGTACTTGAACATTAAACTCGTTCTTGCAGTATGTTTGATACATTTCTTTATCAAGAATTGCATCTCTCTTTGTAGAAACAGATGATACATATTGATTAAATCTATCCAAATCAGAATTACCCAACAATATGACCTTGTTACCATTTAAAGTGCTTAATAATGATAAATCACCAACACCACCAACAATATAGACTTCATCATCATCTGTAATAACTGTATTCCACAATGTAGATACAAACTGATTGTGTAATTGTGAATCTACACCAGACACTTTATTGATACCACTCTTACTTAGATGTAAATCAGAAATAAAATACTTCATATCTACCACCTACTCAGAACATAATAAAGCATCAACCCTACCAAAACATTTAGTGATAATATACATACAATCACCTTTATGAATTGTAGGTACAATTACAATCTTATCTACAGCATTAACACTTTCTAATGCTTTCAATAATGAATTTAAAGCCTTTGGATTAATCATAAAAGAATAACCCTCTTTATTTGTACTATCATCTAATATAATAGACAATGCTTTCTTAGTATCATATTTAATATTGTTATTTTCAATATCATTATATGAAATCTCTACTTTACTTAAAACCATATCTACCTCACCAAAACCTATTTACCAGTACTACCATAACCACCACTACGTGTATTGTTAAGTACATTATCATTTGTAGCTTTTAAAAACTTAGAGAATACACCCTGACATATCCTATCACCCCTTTTGATAGTAACATCAAAAGGATAGAAGTTGTAAAAAGCTACACCAATATTACCCTCATTATCTTCATTATTATAAAAATCACTGTCCACCACCCCAACGGAGTTAGATAAAATCAATCCTTTCTTGATTGGACTAGATGAACGGTTATAAATATACAATACTTCATCATCCCCCATGTAGGCTTTAATATATGTCCTAATCATCGTAGGTCTAATAACTTCTTTATAACTATTAAAAGAGAAATGCAACAAGGAATGTAATAAATATTTACCTACCTGTTTCCATAATGATGGAATTACAACATCATATGGAGCATAGAAATCATATCCAGCACTATGTGTAGTACTTCTAGTAGGTAACTTACAATCAAACTCTACACCACTAGAACATACCTCAAAACCTCTTTTTGTATCATCAGAAATATCCTTAATATTAATTGATACTTTAGATAAATCGATACCCAAAACCAAAACCCAACCTTTCTACAATAAAAACTGTACTAAAACCGCATAATGAATTAACTGGTCTTCAACGTAATCTATTGCATCATACCTAGCTTTAAGATTATCTACAACTAAATGTACCACAAAAATAGACACGATGTGAGAAGAAAACCCAAATACAACACAAAAAGGTATACAATATAAGAAACAATGTACAAAAAGATGATAAAAGTTCTTACCTTTAGTTGTAGCCAAGAACTCACTTTGTAACACATAGTCACCAACTAAATGACAAGCAATTAACTGCAATATTGTCTCAACCAAATAATTCACCACCAACCTAATAAAAAATACGCTAATATACAGTAATATTATACTACATATTAGCGTATTTATCTACTTTACCTTTCCTCGTCTCTCATTAATTCAATAATATCATTTACTGTTTTTTCATGGAAATCGTTATCAGCAATATATTCAAAAACTATTTTATTATCGCCACCTTTTAAAATGCGAATACCATTATTAAAATCAATTTCATTTTCAGTAGAATGTATCAAGAATTTTAGCACTATATAAAATAAAGTATTTTTGAAACCATCAAACCACTGATTTGAATCTTTTACAAAAATTTCTTTTCTTGTAATTCTCATTTTGTTTCCTTTTTAACTAAAATTGGTTTTGTCTTTTGTTTAATTTTTATAGGTTTAATATATCTTCCCTGTATTTTACCACAATTATAATATACAGGAACTTCTTTATTATAATTGTGCTTCAATGAATTCCTCCATTAGCATAACTTTAGCATAATGTTTTCGCATATAATATTCTTTATATTGATATAATAAACCCATAATATTATCTTTATCAGAACTAGAAGAAATTACAATTACATTATTATAAATAGACACGTCAATTTTAATTTCTTCATTATATTTATCATCTTTAAAGACAAATATTTTAGTAAAAAATCCAACATCAATTTTATAAGAATAGACATAACATTTTTTATTATCAACATTATCATGAAGTAATGGATAATTTCTTTCATCTTCATCGACTAAATCAAAAAATGTTTTAGCAAACTCACCATTTTTAAATGGTAAAGTAGTTCTCTGTGTTCTTAGTTTTTCTAACAACGCATCAGCCATTTTTTTTCACTTCCCCTATGCTTTATAGTCTTAATTCAGACTCATCATCAAAAGTAACTGTTACAAAATCATATCCAAAATTGCCACACTCATCACTTACAATGCTACACCTAATAGATGTAACAACAGTACCTTCTCTATAATAATATTCAGTAAAAATACCAACATAAGACTTTAAAATATCAAATGAAAGAGATGTAATATCATCAGACATAATGACAATAGAACACCCTTTATTACTAACTGTATCATACACAAACAATGACACACTATACACAAAATGTACATTCTTACGATAATCCATCAACTCTTTATACAAGTCTTCAAGATTATTAAAAATCTTAGAAGAATGAAAGCATGTATCATCTTCATCTGCAGCAAAATATAATAACATAATTTAATCCCCTTTTAATTAGTTATCACTACGTGCTTCAATACGACTATTTAATTTATCTTTATAAGCCTCTACATCAGCATGCAACTTATCAATGAAACTATCTGGTACAGTTGTACTATCCTCTAACACAGCTTGCAATAATTCAATATCAACATTCTTTTGCAAGTCTTTCATAGCTTTATAGGAATTATTTTTATCATCATTAACACCCAAAGCACCATTTTGAAGAACTGTAGAAGTGTTTAGAAATACACCATATACCTTATACAAAAGAACTACAATCTCACTAATAGCTAAGCTAATCTGAACTACCTTAGTAGCAACCTCTTTAGTCTTACCTAAATCATTTTCAATTTTAACAAGACTACCCTCAATACTATTAATACTTACCAACATCATGTCAAAGTAATACAAAATTTTATTAATTAAACCTACCATATACACCTCTTATTAAACATCATTAGGATTAAAGAAATAATACTCTTCCCAAAACTCAGCATTTTCACGTGCGGCTTGTCGTCTATCACTTTCTTCAATTTCATACTCTAAATCAGAAATACGTTTATCCTCAAACCAACCCTGTAGCATTAAAAATGCTGTTACACAATTCTGAATACAACTTTTATTACTAATATCTACATCATGTAATAACATTTCATTAAAAGTAGCAATAACTAGATGTAGAATATAAGGTCTTTCATACAATGCATCCATGTAATCATTAAAGTATAATCTACCATCACGATAATCAAAACGCACATCATTAACAATAAAAGAAATTTTATCTCTATCTTTATTTGTTACAATAACTACCATACCATGTAAATCACTTACACGTTTATAGTCGATATCATCTTTCAATGATTGTAAAAAATCATCGCAAGCAGAACAAACTAAACCAAAAGTGCCTACATAATCGCCAATTCTGTAATCTTCTTGCATTTTCACAGCCATAATATAATCTCCTTTTTATATATTACTCAATGTTATCTACTACGTACAATATAACACAACTTTACCATCAGATAAAGACTTTTGAACATCTATCACACGTTGATTAGGTGAACCTCTAAACCTCAATGTAATATCTCTATGCTCTAACTCAAACTTACCATCAACTAGTACATCAACATACTGTAATAACTCTTTTGTGTTATCACGTTGTAACAATTCTTCAAAAGTAAAGCCACTCCATAGGTATATTTTTGAGAATTTTGCCTCTGTATGAACTTTTTTAAGTAATGATAACACAATACTCACGTTACTATCTAAACAAGGCTCTCCACCTAAAATACTTAAATTTCTCTGTATTCCATTCTTTGACAATAAACTAATGATATCATCAATATATGTATTAGGCAGTTCTAAGCCACCATTAATATCCCATGTATCAGGATTATGGCAACCATCACACCTATGACAACAGCCTTGCACCCAAAAGGAAACGCATACACCCTCCCCATCGACTATATCATTTTCTTTTAGTCCTGCATATCGCAACAACATCACCACACTTTCGATACATATTACATCTTCTAAACACTAATATAAATGTACGTTTAATGCTAAGACTAGGAACTACAATAGGTATAGCCATCAACGGAATTGGTTTTTCATATCCATCTAGAACCTTACTGAAAACCATACGTAAATCTTCATCTGACATGGAATTTATTTTAGCAATTACTTTATCTTTATATGATTCTATATCCATGAACTAATCACCACATCTCTAATAAATCATCATATGAAATGTTGCCATTAGCAACATCTAAAGATAGTCTATGAGGATTATTAACATCAAAGACATTTGACTTTATACCATACTTTTTATTAAGAAACATACACAAAGCTGTAGCAGTACGCTTATTGCCATCTAAAAATACTTGATTAGTAACAAACATATAATACAACCTACAAACTTTATCTTTATCTGTAGGATATAATTCATTACCACCAAATGTTTGAAAAACACCACTAACAATAGAAGATAATAATCCTTTATCCCTAATGCCATGAATACCACCATAAACATTTATGACGTTTTCATGCATAGAAATCACCTCAGTGACACTAACACGTAACATAGTTAATTATCCTCTTTAGCCATCCTTTTAAAATCCTCATCATATTTAGAGAAAATGTTACGTATAAGGGTAGCATCACTTCCACTAAACCCAACAACATCTAAATCTTTATACTTTTTATTTTCTTGTATATCTACAAGAATTTTATCTTTTGCATCCATACTATCACAACCTATTCGCCATTAATAATAACTTTAGCACACTCTACTAAATCTAAATCATTATCAATTATCATCTGCACTACGAATTGTAGTGTACTATAAATATAACAAGAATTCTTAGATTGAATACTAAAATATTCAATCCCATTTACAGTATCAGTAACTTTAACATCAATGCCTACTAAATCAACAGTATCTTTACCATCATATTCAAAGACATAATCCGCAGTATACTCAATGCCATCATCAATTTGTTTACATGACATTACCATAGCACCATCAATAACTACTATTGTACATTTACCACCAAACAAATATGTAGAATATCTCAATAATAAGCTTTGAATAAATTCATTGCTAACCATAGTTACACCCCTTCTTTGAATTTAAAAGTATATGTACTACGTTCAATACTTAACTCAAAATCTTCTAACCCATACTCCTCTTGTACTTCTAAGTACTCAGCTTCAGCCTCTTCCTTAGTTGCATATACACCCAACAAAGGAGAACTAAACAAATCAGAAGTAGTAAACAAAATATACACGTCTTGCTCATAACTATTAGATTTCATAATAACCATCCTTTTAAACAAAAATATACTTTAGGTATAAGTCATTACCTACACCTAAAGTATACCAAAATTTACACTACTTTACAATAGCCTATATTAATCTAAATGCAATACTCTATCTTTAATCTCCTCAGTACGTCCTTGATTAAAGAAATTAGTACCCAGATAACCACAAACCCGACGGCACACGTTCATCTTTGATTGGTCTGTATTCCCACAATTAGGACATTCCCAATACAATGAACCCTCCTCACCCTTGATTACCATCTCACCATCAAAACCACAACAAGAACAATAATCTGATTTAGTATTTATCTCAGAATACATACTATGCTCATACATGTACTGCATAAGCTGAATAACAGCTTCTATATTATCTTGCATATTAGGAACTTCAGTATAAATAATAGAACCACCTAAACTCAATTCTTGGAATTGACTTTCAATAGATATCTTATCAAATGCACTTACCTGTTCCCTCACGTTTAGATGGAACGAATTTGTGATGTAGTCATGGTCTGTTACGTCTTTAATCACACCAAAACGCTTACGCAATGTCTTAGCAAAACGATATGTCAAACTCTCCATAGGAGTACCATATGGTGAAAAACCTAAATTATCAACATCTGACCACTCCTCACACTTTCTATTAATGAAGTTTAGTACATCCTTACAAAACTGTTGCCCCTCTTCAGTTTTATTAGATTTGCCTAGCATAGCTATACAACACTCACACAAACCCCCATAACCAAAACTAATAGTGGCATAATCCCTAAGTAAAAGTCTATCAATAACCTCACCTTTATCTAATCGTGCAATCGCACCATGTTGCCATAATATAGGTGCTACATCAGACCTAGTACCTTTTAATCGATTGTATCGTATTAATTGTGCCTCATGTACTAACTCAGAACGCTCTTCCATCAGTTCCCAAAACTTAGACATATCACCTTTAGAACTTAATGCCACATCTACAAGATTTAATGTTACCACACCTAAATTCATACGACCATAATATTTATGATACTTATGTCTATCCCAATTCTTAGCACGTGCTAAATTCTCTGTAGCAGTATCTACACTTAAAAATGAACGACAACCCATCGGTGGAAATACATCACCACCTTTAAGTTTTTTGATAATTTTAGTAGAGATATAATCTGGCACTAACCTCTTAGCACTACACTTAGCACTTAACTCTGTTAAATAAAAGTACTGACTATCTTTAGTGATATTACATTCATCTAATGCGTAAATTAACTTAGGAAATGCTGGACTAATGTACACACCATCTGTATTTTTTACACCCTGTATACGTTGTTTTAACATCTCTTCAATACACATCGCTAAATCTTCACGCTGACTACCATCTTCAACATCTGTTAAATTCATAAATACTGTTAAAAATGGTGCCTGTCCATTAGTGGTCATCAATGTCAGTACTTGATACTGTAATGTTTGTATACCAGCCTCAATATCACTCCGAACCATATCATTGAGCAACTCTTCACTAGCATTAGGAAACTTATCCCTAAATGTCTTTCTCGTCTCCTCTACAAAAGGTGATAAATGACCTAATGTAATAGATTGACCTCCGAACTGGGAACTAGCCACTTGGGCAATCACCTGACTAGCTATATTACACGCAGTACTAAATTTATGTGGCTTATCTATCTTTACATTAGAGATAACAGTCCCATTCTGTAACATATCCTCTAAATTAATCAAACAGCAATTATACATCTTCATTGAGATATAATCCATATCATGTACGTGCAAGATACCACTATCATATGCCTCTACTAAATTCTTAGGTAATATCTTCCTACGCATGATATCTGTACTAATAGCACCAGCCATATAATCACGTTGTGTAGTTAGTAATTTAGAATCTTTATTGCTATTCTCTGTAGACCAATAATCATTACTATCTTCTAATATCTCACTAACTACCTTGTCAACTGTAGTCTCCCTACTTAATGTGCGACTCTCACGATATAATATATATGCCTTAGCAACATCATTATATTTAGAATCTAATAACGTATTCTCTACGATATCTTGTATATCCTCTACACCCAATATCCTACCATCAAGTACATCGTAAAGTGCATCATACTCATCCAATATAGTATTAATAGCATCATTACATACATTGATATACTCACTATCAATGCTATCATGTAAACTACTATACGCACTCAACATAGCATTGAATACTTTACCACTATCAAATACTACAACTCGTCCATCTCGCTTTAATACACTATTCTGTATATCATTTTGATTTACATCTTCTGTTACAAACTCTGTTATCAACACAATCCTCCTATAACCAAAACCACACTATTTTATAGTATCAATATAATTTTAATCATAATCTAATCCCATTTATTACCTCTTTGGTCTTACCATTTAGGTCTTACTATATATAGTATACTGTCAAATACATGATTACAATATATAGAATGATTCTGTATATATCCGTATATATCTGTTTATCTATGTCTACCTTTGTATACCTTTGTCTAGTTGAGTTAAATAGTGTACTATAACACCCTACTAATACGCTTTATGTAGCTTTATGTTACGTATTCCCACTAAATCATATGTATCACTCAACTTACCCAATACACCCATGACTACATCTTTATTTCTCTCCCTACCATTACTATCCATTAACCCCATAGCTATATCTTCCACTCTACCACTTAATTCATATACATCAACTAATCTCATATAGCTATCTCTAGTGAATTGTACACTCTTTATATTACCTAGTTTGTTGGTATTACTGTTATACCATAATACCAACAAACCTTTACATTGATGTTTAGACCTCGCCTTAGCTATACTGATATGATTGTATATCTCTACCCTATCACTATACACCCATATCCCCACGTCACCAAATAGTACCTTCTCATATTTAGTTACTACCAGACTCAATAAATCTTTAACCCTATTATACAATTCAGTGTCTAGCCCTTCTATAGCTTTGATTACTGAATCATTCAATGCTTTATGTAGTATTTCTTCTGTATTCATTTAATCTAATCCTCCAACCATTCTCATACCATTCTCATACCATTCTCATACCATTCTCATACCAATGAATTCGCATTGGTCTCCCTATATTAAATATCTATTACATTTTATTTTTAAATACTATTTTTTAATAGTGTCACTCATTCTCTTACCATCTCTATCAATAGAATATCTATCCTCGCATCTACAGGACACTTCTAACCTATATTACTAACATATCCTATTAACACAGTTACTCTCTTGCGTGTCTTTCTCATTCATACACACTCTACCCTCTCTTACATACATCACACATATTATCTTCTCATATTCTATGTGCCACTATTCTGATGTACATAATCCAATCTAATATACTCAATCAGCACCAATCAACTCAAACCTACCTATTTAAATCAATCAACCTCACTGACCTCTATATTAATCAGTCCTATTATAATTTATTTATCTCAATCAATTACAATATCTTTCTGTGTTTTATTTTCTATATCTCTCAA